TCAAAACTTTTTCTTGCCCAGTCTAGTTTTTCTTGTGACGAAAGCGGGTCTGTTGGAAGTTTTGCCGCTCTGTCTGTTAAAAATAAAAATGAATCACCTGGTTGTGCTTTTACAGCATTTACGAGAAGCTCGTGACCATTTGTAGCAGGATTCATTCTACCTAATGCAAATGACGCAGTTTTACCTGACGCTTCGTATAAGTTTCTCAGCTTCATTACAACTCGCCCTTTTTAACTAACTTAGCATCCTGTCGTACACGTTGTTTAATATCCTCTTTGATATCATTACCTAGTAAAACATCTTTTTCTACATCAATCTTGTACTTTTGACAATAGTGTTCGTAGCAACTATCTAATAAATCTTGTAAACCATTTTCAATTTGTTCTTCATCATTTTCTGATTTAGCAATAGTATCTAAAAAAGGTAGATATTTTTTTCTATAAAACATTGCATCGTTCTTCATGTGAAAATGCATGTCGTCTGCAACATCAAAGTTTACACTTTGTTCTTGAGGATTTAAATCTGTAAATTCTACTAGTTTCATTTTACCACTTCCTACATGACCAGTAACGTGCCTTTGTTCTTGGTCCTGGATTATCACAGTTATGTCTAGCACGGAATGAACGTCTACGTGCTGGATTAGACTTTTTAATTTTCATGTCAGGATCACCAAAGTTAACTTTCTTTACATTGCCAGTCTTTGGATCCTTAACGTATACTTTAAACTTCTTAACATCGCCACGCATTGGCTTGCCTAGTTTAACTTTACGTCCTTGGTATTCTGCTTCGTCAAGGTCAGTTGCTAAAGGAGCCATTTCGTGGCATGAACTGCATCTTCCGTGTCCGCCATATACTTCGTCTTCAAATGGAGCATGACAACACGCACTTAATTCTTCTTCATCTTCGTTGTACCACATAACACCATAGGTTTCAAAAAAGTCATCACCATCGTATGTTTCTTCTGCAACCTTAAATGGATTTTTAGCGTGTTGGGCTGAAGAAAATTTAAGTCCTAAGCTGGCTATAAATTTATCAATGGCAGTTTTAATAAGTGGCTTACTGCCTGGAAGAATTCTTGTAGTTCCTGGAATAAGACCGGGCTTTGTTTTCCACCCCATCTGTTGAGCCACTGTTGGTAGTTTAACATTATTACCTTTAACATCTACATACTCAAAGTCACCACCTTGTTCGTCCATGGTAATTTCAATATCAAAATCTTCGTGTCCTTCAGCAAACAACATATTTGCTAAACGGTTAGCATATTCGTCTGCTTCACTCTCGCTTAATTCTCTAGCAAGTGGAATCTCAATACAAGTTATGTCTTGTTCAGTTTCAAAAATTTCCATGCCTGGGAAGATACTTTCATTCAAACTTTCTGCAAGTTTACTTGTTGCTTCCATTGTTACTCTTACAAAGTGTTCCATGTTTTAATCCTTAGTGTAAATCTGCCCAACCTGCTGTGCTATCGTTGTTTGCATCTGCGGCATAGCCTTGAAACTTACCAGTTGTAGTGTTATATACTAACATTCCAAATGACGGAGTTAATGCATCAATTTCTGCCTGAGTTAACTGCTTAGGGCCTATGTACAGTTCGTCAAAATTATCGTTTACTTTATCAAAGGCACTACGAATGCTTTCACCGTCACCTGTTAATTCGCCTGTTCCTAAATTAATAGTTTTCTGTGCCATTGTCGTTCCTTAATGATTTAGCATAATGCTATTAATCGTTCCTGCTGTGTAACTAACGTATGCTCTAACCCACACATAGTTACCTGTAAAGTTATAAACTTTATTATTTGTTGTTGCATCGGTATATTCAATTTCTGTAATATTTTCCTCTGCAATTAATCCTGTAGTATCAACACTTTGACTGCCTGTACCTAGTTCTACTGTAAACCAATCTGAACTAGTAGGGTCTGCTGAAAGTGTTGCTTGAATGTTTATAGTTCCAACGAAGTCGTTGAGGTTTATTTGGACAGTGTGCAAACCGTCTGAACGGCCGTAATATCCATCACCTTTGTATTTGTCACCCGTTACTGTTTCTACTGTAGAATCATTTGGGTGTGTAGTTTCGTCTAATATTGTTATACTATTGCTCGGCATGCAAGTATTTATGCAATTTCTGAAGTAGACACATATTTTATTATACGGTCAATACTGGCACCTGCAAGCACGGCTAAGTCTATATATTTTTTGTTATTAGTCCAAAAATAGTAGCCTTTGCCTCCGTATCCTCTTGAAATAGAGTCTGCGGCTTTTTCCCCTATGCGTATATTAGCATTATTTTGTGCAAACTTTGCAAATTCGCTAAGTGTTTTTTCGTTAAGCCAAATCTTATATCGCCAAGCAGGGTTGTCTTCTATAACAATATTAGGATTTTCGGATAAGAACTTTTGTTCTTTTTCATTGGGCAAGTGTATAGCATATGCTTCTATTTCATAAGCTAAAAATTTAAGCCAATCTATATCATTGCTATATATGTTTATAAAAATGCCTTCTGCTCTAATTGTTGTATCACGAACACGACCTTTTAGGTTTTCATAAAGAATACAGGCTCTGTTAAAATCTTTTAAATTAACACTTTGTTGGAAGGGACTTGGATGGGGAATAGTTTCCCCATCATCAGCAAACCGTTGCATATAGTCTAACTGTTCTTTTACATACTGTAAATTGCCGTTGCGAAAGATAGAAGCAATGGATAAATTAGCATCTATCTTAGCAAGGTATTTTTTATAAAACAGTGATTTTGTTTTATACAGTTGCAAGTTCTTTTTCTCCAACTAATAACTTTAATTCTTCGTCAAAATCAATAGTTAGGTGTCCGCCGTCTTTTAGATCGCCAAACAGTAGAACTTTACTTAGTGGAGTTTTAATATCCTTGTCGATTACACGCTGTAAAGGTCTCGCCCCCATCTTTCGATTAAAGCCTTTATCTACCAAGTGATCAATTGCTTCGTCAGTAACTGACACTTTAACGTTTTTGTCTTTAAGTTTTGTTTTTAGTTCTAGCAAGAACTTGCCAACAATTTTAATCATTGTGTTCTTATCAAGACTTCCAAATGTAATTACACCATCAAGTCTATTGCGGAACTCTGGCTTGAAGAACTTGTTAAATTCTTCATCTTCGTAAACATCTTCCTCTTCAGGATCAAAACCAATTGATGCTTTTTCACTTTGCTCTGCACCTAGGTTAGTTGTCATTACAAGGATAACGTTACGCATGTCTGCTTCTTTGCCATCACTGCCTGTAATCTTACCGTTGTCCATCACCTGCAATAGGATTTGCGAAACATCTGGATGTGCTTTTTCAATCTCGTCAAGTAGTAATACACAATTAGGATGTTCCTGGACTCTATCAATAAGTTGTCCACTACCTTCGTCGTGTCCTACATAGCCTGGAGGAGAACCAATCAGTTTACTTACACTATGCTTCTCTTGATATTCTGACATATCAAAACGTACAAGTTTAACACCTAGTTGTTCTGCAAGTTGTTTTGACAATTCAGTTTTACCAACACCTGTCGGACCCATAAACACAAAACTACCAATCGGCTTATTATCACTTTGTAAGCCTGCTTGTGCTACAAGAATCTTATCTACAAGCGAATCAATTGCTTCGTTTTGACCAAACACTGTAAGTTTTAGATTGTGATCGAGTTTAGCAAGATTGCTTGTTTCTTTTTGTGCAATATTCTCTGGCGGCAAGTTAACAAACTTAGCAAGTTCAAACTGTACTTGTTCTGCACCTACTACTTTTTCGTCAATGTTTCTTACTTTAAATCTACTACACGCAAGGTCAATTAAATCAATTGCCTTGTCAGGTAATTTACGATCTGTCATATATTTGATAGATAGTTTTACTGCTTCGTCAATTGCTTCATCTGTAATTGTAGCAACGTGATGATCTTCGTAATACTTTTTAATGCCACGCAAAATATCTTTTGTCACTTCTGCACTAGGCTCTTCAACAGTAACACGTTGGAATCGACGCATCAACGCACGATCCTTTTCAAAGAACTTGCGATACTCTTCCCAAGTAGTCGAAGCAACAACTTTGATGTTGCCTTTTCCTAGTGCTGGTTTCAACATATTAGCAAGATCGCCTGCACTGTCTTTGCCGCCTGCACCTGCACCATTCATCATGTGTGCTTCGTCAATGAATACAACTACTTTACCTTTTTTCTTAATGCCTGCCATTACAAGTTTAAAACGTTCTTCAAAGTCACCACGGTATTTACTACCAGCAATCATTGCACCAATATCTAGATTATAAACTGTATATTCTTTTAAGAAGTTAGGAACGTTATCGTTTACAATGTTATATGCTAGTCCTTCTGCAATAGCAGTTTTACCAACACCCGGATCACCTACAAGAAGAACGTTAGACTTGTTTCGTCTGCCTAAACTTAATGCTAAAGATTCTAGCACATCTTCTCGACCAATTACCGGATCTACTTTATTCTTTTTAACTTCACTGTTGAGATCAGTACCAAACTGGCGTAGTGCTTTTTGTCCAGCACTTGCTAGTTCAGGATCATCAATTTCTTCATCAAACGTTTC